AGTTCTGGCCGTGGTGCAGCGGCGAGTAGACGGGGTTCACCAGGATGATCCGCCCCTCCTCCTGGTCCAGGACGTAGTCGGTTCCCGGCGTCAGAAGCGCACCAGTCGGAGGAGTCCCCGAGGTGACCGTCACCGTGGCGGTCCCCACGTTCGTCTCCGACAGGTCATAGGACGCGAGCTCGTCCCCGCCCAGGAACGTGTCAAGGAACGGGGAGCCGTAGTCGCCGACTTCGTTGCGAATGCGCCGGATCAGCGCGTCGACCGTAGCCATCGTCAGCTCGTGGACAGGCTCATGGTCAGCGCACCGACCGCGATCTGCAACGCCTGATTCTGCGTCGTCGTCAGCGGGCTGGTCAGATTCCACGCCATCAGGCCCAACCCGCTGGCGCTCGTCATCCGGGTTACCAGGGCCGCCGCCTGGACCGCCACATTCAGACCGCTCGGATCGGCAAACGGACCGAACTGCACGAGAGTGGCGTTGGCGATCGACCTCGACCCGGCAGCCGGCGGACTCCACTGAATTGGCTGCCGCGCGTACCCCGTCCCGCTGACCTCAAGAGAAGCCAGCGTCGCCATCGTGGTCTGGGCGTCCGTGACCGCACTGCCCAGCAGCATCAAATAGCCCGTCCTCGGCTGCGGATCACCCCCGGACACCTTCGCTGCCCACTCGGTATCCAGCACAGTGCTCAACCCCGCGACATAGCCCAGGGAACTCAGCGCCCCGCTCAACGCGATGAAGCCGGACACCATCAACCCCCGCTCTGCTGCGTCAGGAAGGTCTGCCACTCCGGCGGCTCCGCGCCGACGGTGAACAACGCGAGGAAGTCGTGCATCCTGAACTGGATGTGGTGCGCGCCGATCCGCCCGCCGGCCACTGTCTCCAGCCAGAGCAGCACCGGCGACTCCTCGTCGAGGACGCCGATGCCGGGCGTGCCCGGCTCGAAAACGTCCAACAGCCGGAACTGACGCGGGGCCTCCTCCCCGTCCTGGACGACCGAGGCCGTTAGCATGCCCACGCCCACACCGTAGTCCCGGAGCAGCCGGTACCAGCCACCCTTCTCCGGCGCAGTGCCGGCGTCCGCCAGAGAACTCGGATCCGTGGAATCGTCAGCCATGACACTGCCTCCCGCTGATCAGAGCCACTGCCAGACGTAGCCGAGGTTGTGCAGATGCAGCGCCACGTTCATCGGCACCCGGTAGACCTGGCCCTCGCGGAACTCGTAGCTGTTGCCCTGGCCGATCGTCACCTGCTCCAGATCGCACGCGACCCGGATCGTCGCGAAGTCCGGCGCAATCTGAACCGGAGCCGACACATCGTCGTCCCCCTCGCCCGGCGCAACCGACACTGCCTCCGGACCGGTCAGATCCACCGGCACATCGAGACTCGCCGTCGCCACCGCGTTTCGGAGCGACACCTCCTTCTGGCGCGCGAGCAGCTCCTCCCTGTGCTGCTCCATGAGGACTCGCTTCCGGTTGCCCGTCATGTCCTTCGGGTTCGGCTTGGTGCGGGGCTGAGCCACCATGTCTGTCTCCTAGTGATGTCAGTGCGGGGGGCCGGGGGCGAAGGCACTGCCTTCGCCCCCGTGGGCGCGGACCGTCAGTTGGTGGCGCACTGGACTACGGCGTAGTCCGTAATGAGGCCGAGGCCCCAGATCGAGTACCCAAAGCTGTTACCCCTCCGGATCTCTCCGGAGTGGGCCGGTCGTTTCCGCCGGCCTCTACGGCTCTCGCCGCAGTTCGGACTATTTCTTAGCCTCGGAGAGGCTTCCCGTACATAGTCTCTGAACCTTCCCGTCGGCTTGCACCAGGCGGGCTCGGCTGCTGATTACCCCTACTGTTCGCTTTTCGAACCGTCACGCTTGGGCTTTGGCCCTACGTTGTGGTGCGAACAGGTGACTCGGGCTTTCCAGCAATTCTCGGGATTTTCACTCACAGCTCACGCTGCGAGGGCCCAGTTCTCATAGGCAAGGGCGTGTTCTCTGCCGAAGTCCAATACCCCGCCGTCCCTTAGCTCGACCGGGAGGGAAATCGCGTGACCGGCGGCGTTGTCGCCGATCACGAGAGCCCGGTAGATCGGGTTCGAAGGAGCATTGGGGTTGGACGGAGTGGAGGTCACTGCCGGGATGGCGGGGACACTGCCTGCGGCGGTTCGGGCCGGCTGTCCCTGCCAGGTCTGAGACGTCCCGGTCGGGATCGTCGTACCCAGCTGGGTAGTCGGCGGAGGCGGATTGATGTTGCCCTGAAAGACCTGAGTCGTCTCGATGAAGCATTCTGTTACCCCTCCGGATTCCCGGAGTGGCCAGGTCATTTCTGCCTGGCTCTGCACCTTTTCCATCGGTGCAGATCGGACTGTGTCATTGACTCCAGTTCCGGCCGGCTATACCGGCTGACCGAACCTATTGGAGCCACCTCGCGTGCAGTCTCTACGGAGTCCCCGGTACGGGTTCCCTCGGCATTCCCCAAACTTCTGGAGGGGTTCGCCGATACAGCGTGGTGCGCACTGATAGATCGCTCTACCAGGGGGCCTTAGTTGACCACATCATTTAGACGACCGATTTCCCCGAGCATGAAGTTCCCGGGTGACGCGTACTTCGTGCAGTCTGTTACCCCTCCGGATTGCTCCGGAGTGGGCCGGTCGTTTCCGCCGGCCTCTGCATGTCTCCATGCAGTTCGGACTATATCTTCACCCGCGTGGGGTGACCCGTACATAGTCTCTGAACCTTCCCCAGTCAAGGGGCTCGGCTGCTGATTTTCCCTACCCTCGGCTTTTCGAACCGTCACGCTCGCCCTTTCGGGCCACGTTGTGGTGCCGAGGTCTAGCAGGAGGTCCCAGCAGTTCTCGGGTTGTACTCTGGCGGATTGCTCCGTCAGGCGGCCAAAGCGACCTCGATGAACTCCGGGTCGTCCCGGAGGCGGCGCGATTGATGAGGATGGATCATCGCGACATAGGTTTCTCCGAGCCTTGGGACGTTCTTCGTCGCGAGCGTTTCCACCGCGTCCTTGACGAGCGCAGCGGTGAAGTAGAAGCCGCCGTTCGCCGACATGGTTGCCTCGCTGTCAGCGAAGTAGCCACGGTCGTACGGCGACAGGGTGGTACGAGGCTGCGAGCCAGACCAGTTGGCCAGCTTGTCGTACCCGTAGAGCACCGAAGGCGCCCCGAGCAACACGTCACGGCACTGCGAGCTGTTACCCCTCCGGATCTCTCCGGAGTGGGCCGGTCGTTTCCGCCGGCCTCTCACGCTCTCACGTGAGACCCGACCATATCTTCGCCCGCTTGGGGCGTCCCGTACATGGTCTGTGAACCTTCCCGTCGGCTTTCGCCAGGCGGGCTCGGCTGCTGATTTTCCCTACCCTCAGCTTCTCAAGCCGTCGCGCTCGGGCTTTCGCCCCACGCTGTGGCGCTGAGGTCTAACAGGAGGTCCCAGCAATTCTCGGGATTTTCACTGACGGATCGCTCCGTCAGGCGGCCAAAGTGAGACCGTCGAGGTACGTTGCCATGTTGCGTCCGAGGAGCCGGGCGGCGGATGCCATCACGTCGTCAAACGAGCTATTGAGAAGCAGCTCGGTGACGGCGACGGCGAATCCCTGCTCGGCGACCGTGATGGTGATCTGCTCGGCAGTTAGGGCGTGGGTCTCCATTCGGACACCCTCGACCAGCTGCTGAGCACCATCCAGACTCCGGTAGCGCATGAACGCAACCGTGAGTCCCGGGGCGGTTCCGAGCTCGGTCTTCTTGACCATGAACTGCTCGAACCGCAGGATCGGCATTGCCTGGAAGCATTGTTGTTACCCCGCCGATCGTGGGGGCCAGGGCATTTCTGCCTGGCTCTTACGGTTTGCCATACCGCAAGATCGGACTATATCTTCATCTCCCGGTCCGAGTTCAGTCACCGGCGTATTTCACCTTTCGGCCGGATCGTTCGGAGATGCCTCGCGTGTAGTCTCTACGGAGTCCCAGGTGATGGGTTCCCTCGGTATTCCCCTTGCAGCGTTTGGAGGGGTTCACCGATACAGCGTGGTGTTTACCCGACAGTCGCCTGCCGGGGTCCCCTTTAGGCGCTGAGGATTTCCTTCGACCAGATCTGCTGGATGCCCGGCGTGAGCATCGACGACGACGACGCGTTATACGCCGTTGGAGTAGGGGACAGAAGCGGAGTCCCCGTGATACCACTTGCCATGTTCTACCTCTCAGGTAGGGCTGGGATGGACGGTCAGTCGAAAAGCCCACGACTTCCGGCTTCGCTCGCGGCCCCGAGGAGCTGGGGGCGATACTTCCGGTACTCGTTCATGGGCATGTTCTTGATCTGGTCCGGCGTGAGCTGCCGGGAGCCGGACTCGCTGTCGAGCGGACCCTGGGCCGTGAATCCGGTCGGGGCCGTTCCACGCATCTGGGAGCGCTGAGCCACCTGCGCCTGCTGGATCGACTGGAAGATCGCGTCGGTCTTCGCCTTCAGCATCTCGATGGAGGCGTCGACCTCCTCGCGCGTGTTTCCAGCGACCAGGTCGGCCAGTTCAGGGGCGATGGTCTTGGCCTCTCGCTCCTGGGCGAGGCGCTCCTGGACATACGCGGAGAGGCGGGCGAACTCCATCTCCTTGGCCAGCGTGGCGCGCTCGGTTTCCCGCTCGCGCTCCATGCTGGCGAACCGGCCCTCCCACTCCTTGCTACGGGCTTCGAGGAGCTCACGGGCGGTCAGTTCCGCCTCGCGCTCAGCCTTCTCGCGCTCCTGCGCGGCCTGGGCCTCGTGCGCCTTCTCGGCCTCGGCGCTAGCCTCTCGGCTAGCGGCCTCGTCCTTGAAGCGCTTGAGCT